TCAAGCCACCACGTTGACACTGGCCGAAAATCGGCTTGGCCCCAACGAATTCCGCGCAAACAGCGGCACAATCACTGCAGAGTATTCCGGCCTAACTGAGTCGCTATTAGAGGGTTCGGCAACCTACGACCCACCCTCACTGATTGACGCAGCGGGGGCGACCACAACCATAACAGTTACAGGCGCTGCCCTGGGAGATTTTGCCGAGGCTTCGTTTTCCCGAGATTTGCAAGGAATAACCGCCACTGCGTGGGTGAGTGCTACCGACACTGTCAGTGTTCGTTTTCAAAACGAAACGGGAGGGACGCTTGATTTATTAAGTGGGACGCTTCGTGCGCGAGTTAGGAAGCTGTGATGTCTGCCTACGCTGGTCTCCGCAGCTAGTGCAACTGCTTCTGCGGTTTCTGCCACCACGGCCTAACCCCAACCCCCCACCAAACATTGATGGCTCAAGGAAAGCCCCCATCTTCAAACCTTCTTCTCCAGGACGTGCGAAGGATGGGCGAGGAACTTCAACAGATCAAAAGGCGCATAGAGAACGTGGACAACATCATGATTGACCCTATTGAATTCGGACAGCTTCGCGCTGAGGTTACGGCGCAGCGGCGAGACCTGGATCGCCTAGCTAATACGCTTGAGCACTTGGCCAGGTCACTGGATTCTGTGCGGGATGTCATGACAGAGGCACGGGGTGGTTGGCGCGCGATCGCGATGGTCAGCGGTATCGCCGGCACCCTCGGGGGTGCGATCACCTGGGCGGTTCAACACGTTCGCTTCGGCTGAGATGGTTGCGAACCTCGCCCAACAATTGCGTCGCGATGAGGGCACCAAGCCCAGCGCCTACCAAGACCATCTTGGGTTCTGGACCATCGGCGTCGGCCGGTTGATCGACGCGCGCAAGGGCGGCGGTTTGCGCCCCGATGAGATCGAGTACCTGCTGGCCAACGACATCAAGGACCGAGCGCGCGCGTTGCTTGCAGCGCTGCCGTGGTTTGGCGCACTGGACGATGCGCGCCAGGGGGTGCTGTTGAACATGGCGTTCCAGCTTGGCACTGCCGGGCTACTGGCATTCAAGAACACGTTGGATCAGGTTCGCCTGGGCCAGTACAAGCGCGCGGCGGAGATGATGCTGCAAAGCAAGTGGGCCACGCAGACACCTGAGCGCGCCGCGCGACTGGCCAAACAGATGGAGTCTGGAGCATGGCAGTAGACCCGATCACCGCGGCGCTTGATGTGGGTGGCAAACTGATCGATCGGCTGTGGCCGGATCCGACCCAGCGCGACCAGGCCAAGCTTGCCATGCTCGAGCTCGTGCAGAAGGGCGAGCTCGTGGAGCTCACCGCGCGCGCCGAGATCGTCAAGACCGAGGCCGCAAGCACGCACTGGCTGGCCGCCAACTGGCGCCCGCTCACCATGCTGACCTTTGCCGCGCTGATCGTCGCGCGCTGGTTCGGCTGGGCGGCGCCCAACTTATCCGAGGCTGAATACCTGAAGCTCTGGTCGATTGTCGAGTTTGGCCTGGGCGGCTACGTCGTCGGCCGCTCGGTCGAGAAGATTGCCGGCCCCATGGCCGACGCACTGAAAGGGAGAAAATGAGCAATGCACAAGAGAATCAGATCAAGCTGAGCAGTGTCGTGGACGTTCGCGCTTACGGCGCCAAAGGCGACGGGGTCACCGACGACCGGGTGGCGTTCAACCTGGCGCTGGTCGCCGCTGCCGGCAAGACCCTCTACGTGCCTGCTGGCACCTACCGCGTAAGCGCGGGCCTCACCGTTGCCAACCGCACGCGCATCGTGGGTGATGGACCGGGCGCCAGCCAGATCAACTACCGTCCGACCGTGACAACGGCCAACCAGCTTTTCGACTTCGACAACGTCGACAACGTGGTGCTCGAGAACCTGGGGATGGTGCTTGAGACCGGCGGGGGCGGGCAAACGACCACCGCCGTGCAATGCCAGGGCGACGCCGGAAGTGTTACCGAGGTATTGTTGCGCCGCGTGCACATCTCCGGGTTCCAGCAGTACGGCGTGCGGCTCAACACCGCGAGCTACTACGTCGTGCTCGACCAGGTCCGCATCCTAAACTGCTCAAACTCCGTCGCCAACGGCGGCACCGGCACTGGCAATGCGGTGGCGATTTCGATCGGTTCGCCGGTCAACGCGCTGCGCATTCGCGACTGTCGCTTTTCCGGCAACGACAAGGTGATCGACAGCAACTCGACCGCCAAGTACAGCCTAGTGATCGACGGCTGTTACTTCGAGATCAACGGGCGCGCCAGTGCACCGGCCGCCGACGACACGATCAACCTGCAGGGCTGGAAGGCGGTGCAGTTCACCGGCAACTACTGCGAGAACAACCTCACGGGGACGGCCACCGGCGACAGTTTCCTCAAGCTGCAGAGCTGCGCCGCGGTCAACGTGAGCGGCAACCTTTTTGCCTGCGCCTTTGGTGGCGTGGCGAAGACCAAGAACGCGATCGGCATCACGGGCTCGACCGCGGTCACGATTGAGGCCAACGAGTTTCAAGATCCGATCACCAAGGCAATCTACGTGGCCGACGGCAACTCGATTGCGCGCGCCTACCGCAACCGCTACGTGGTCACCAACGTCGTGCAAACGACCTACGCCCAGATCGTGGCACTGCTCACCGCGGCGCTGGTGGAGATCGACGTGTCGTCCATCCAGGCGGTCAACACCGGCGCGATCGGGGCGGGTGGCAACTACCAGGTCAACCTGACCGTGACGGGCATCGACACCTCGAGGAACGTGCAGGTGGTGATGACGCCGCAAGGCTCAACCGGGGCCGACTGGGTCTACAGCGCGGCGCCGATCGGCACCGACCTGGTGCAGGTGATGTTCTTCAACATCAAGGGTGTCAGCAACACCTTCAACGCCAACGTGGCGATTCGCGTCGTGCGCGAGGGTTAAGCGCGCACGCGCAGGTCTTCATTGGCGGCGCCCGAGTGGCGCCGTTCGGCCTCCTCACTGATGGCCAGGCGGATCTTCAACGCCTCGATCTCTCGGCGCTGCGCCGTGAGCTGCTGGCGCAGGATGATCAGGCTGAGCACATCGCCCGACTTGAACCCCTCACCATTAGGGGCCACCAGCTCGCCACGCAAGAACCGCCAGCCAGTCCACTGGCCGTCGGTGCCTGGAAGATCCCCGAGCAGCATCCTGATCGCCAGGTGCTGGCGCCCGGGGATCGGCACCCGGCCGGTCTTCCAGCGGTACAGGGTCTTGGGGTGGATGTTGAGTTCAAAGCACAGGCGCGACTCGCCGATCAGCTCGATGAGCTGGCGCAGGTGCCGGCCGGGGAGGGTGTTTATCTCAAGCATCTGCCACAGTTTCCTTTAGCAGCCGCTACATCGTCAACCCCCGTTCTGGTACGCATAATGTATATTCTGGCCTTACAAAACTGTAAAGCCATCAGGGCGCTAGGGGGACATCGCGCCCTTTGCAGTTCTAGCAAACGCTAGAGGCCGGTGCAGGATGCACCGGCGCGGGGGAGATCGTCAAGTTCTGTTTGCAGAACGATTCTGCAGAATCTGCAGAACGTTTTGCGGAACGCTAAGCCACCTGGCCCTCGATCCATTCGAGCAGTTTTTCGCGACTGACCACATCGACGGCGGCGGGAGAGGCGAGCATTGCCATCAGCCTATCCAGAATCTTGGCCTTGGTCTCCATGGTCTGGTACTCATCCAGGGCGTGATTGATTGCGGTATCAAATTCTCCAGGCATGTCAGCTTCCTTTCTTGGTTTCAAATTCAATCAGCATGTCGATGACGTGTCGGGCTTTCTCCAGGTCCTGGACTCCGGCCTTGTCCCTGAACCTGGTCACGTACTTGACGATCGTGTGCTGACAGGCGTCGAGGCCGTTGGCCATCGAATACTCCATCGGCTGAATCTTCAGCTTGCTGTAGTGGTTGCCACCGATCTGGATGTCCAGCGCGCTGCCGGCGACCTTCTTAATGTAGTTCGGGATCTCTTTCATGTTCTTCCTTTGAGGTATTGAAGCAGCAGATCCTGCACGCTGCGCTTTGATGCACGACGGGCCATGACGAGCTCGTCGATCGTATTGCGGGCCACGATGTAGTGAACGAACACCGGCCGGTCTTTGCCGGCCTGCAGCTGGCGCATGGGCCCCACGCGCTCGAGCACCTGGTCGTGCTGCTCGAGGTTCCAGTCCTGGGCAAAGAACACGATCGTGTTGCAGTGATGCTGCAGGCCGTCGACCCCGTGGCCCATGCTTTGC